TCGCAAGTTGAACAATTCACAAAAGCACCAGTTTTTATACCATTTCCTACTCCAGTGTGTTTTGCACGACAACTACGAGAACAATATAACATAGCATTACTTGTATATTCTTTATCACATTGTTTACATATTCTTGTTGAGATTGTTCTTTTCATAATCTAATTATACCATATTTAGCAGTTAGCCCCGATAATAAATCCATCATATGTGTTACTTCCTGTTCTAATAAATCCAAATGTATCTCTTTTATTTAATGTTGCTGTAAGTGTTGGTGCTGAACCTCCTGCCCATCTTACAGTTGAAAACCAAGCTGCAATGGTTGATACTGTTGTTCCTCCTTGTAAGATTGAAACTATAAATGGTTGACTATCTGTCGCGTTTGCTACTGTGAAAGTTATTGCTGTTCCATTAGCGTGTCCTGTTACTATGTGCATATTATTTACTGCACAGTCTATGGCGACAGTTTGTGATCCAGTTGCTGGCGTGTAAGTCTTCCCTACTTCACTTCTTCCTGCTGATACTGTTTTACCTGTCATAGTTCCACCAGCTAAAGCAAGTTTTAAATCTCCCATAGCTTTTGTAGCTTTTGCAGAAGGTATTGTATCATTACTTGCAGAAGTAGAACTTAGGTCGCTATCAATAGCTATTGCTGAAATATCACCTCCAGTTGCTCTACCTACTAATGTTTGTTCTCCAACCGTTAAAGCTACTGGTGTATTATCAGTTGTTGCATATAAAACTGTATGAGCATCATAAGTAGCTTTGTCTACTTTATCTCCAAGTGCTGTAAGCCCTGCGAGTCCTCCTGCTGGTACTGCTAATCCATCTTTAAGAGTCTTACTATTAGCTCCGTCCCATTGAGGAATATAACCATCAGTATTAGTTGCGGGACCAATAACATCTCCTGCAACAGAACTACCTACAATAATAACTTTAAGACCTTTTGTTGCGTTGTCTATTCGTAGCATCTTTCTTTCCAAGCTTGCATCATCTGTTACAGCCATAGCTACTGGTTTGTTATTTGAATCTATTTTTGCGTTTTCGTTCGCCATAAAATTATGTTTTTATTAGTAATTCCCCACCACTTCCACAACGTAGGGCTTCTATCAAATCTGTAGTTTCATTGTAGCCCAACATTGTTGAATTGTCGTTTTCATCTATCTTTGCATCATTTATACTTGAATAAGTAAGTCCTGTGTCAGCAACAGTATAAATTTGAATAGCTCCAAATATAGGATCAACACAAACAGGTTCTACGAGTCCTGTAGTTTCATTATAGGCAAGTAAAACTGGTTTATCATTGTCGTCTATATAGGACATTAGAATTGTGAAATTACTTCTTTAAGTTTATCGACTTTTAAATTAAACTCTTCTTTTTCCTTACTTAAGCAATAAGTAGATTCTATTATAGAATTATGCTTTTCTTCTTGTTTCTTTTCTTCTATGATAATCTTTTCTTCTCTATCTTTTAAGTTAGCTTCTTTGATTAGAATATCATTTTCTAATGTTTCAATCTTTTTATTTAATTTAGTTAACTCTTTTGTTTTGTCTGCAATATTACTTTCTAACTCTGTTAAGGTTGTTTGAACAAGATTTACCTTAGAAGTAATTGTGTTAAGTAATTCTTCTTGATAAATTCTTTCTTTTATAAGTTTTTCATTATCAGCCTTTGTTACTTTAAGATTTTTACTAGCAATAGAAATTTCACTTTCTAAATTAAGAAGTGTTCTTTTTGTTTCATCTATTGCTCTTGATTGATCGTCAGTTAATTTAATAGCTGGCTCTATTTGATTATTAAGCATTATGGTGCAAATTCTACGACTGTGTACCTAGGATTAGTTCCAGCAATCGTAATTATTCCTGTATAAATGACTCCATTTTCTTGTCCAACAGAACCTCCTGTTCCGTCATCATTAGCTGTTCCTTTCTTTAAAACATTGTGAAATACAGATGTAGAAGCTCCTGAACCCATAAGTACAAAAAGTTCATTTTGTCCTAGATTCTGAATTGTCCAACCTATCCTTGCAGGATTAGAAGCAATTGCTGTAGTCGCACTTGCGATTGTAGGTGTATTTACATTTGTTGTAGGTCTAATCATTTTTTTATTTGTTGTCTTGCAATCTGCAATATTTTTTGTTGTGATGCAAGATGTTTTTCTCTTTTAATAATATCGACTTCTTTTTCTTTTACTTCATTTTCTCTTATTTTTATAATTGCCAAAGCTGATTCGTATTCTTTTTGTAATCCAATTGCTTTTGTTATCTGATTATCGTAAAAATTGTTTTTTTCAATCCTTTCTTCATTGGCTAATTCGTATTCTCTTTGAGCTAACTCCTTAAGACTGTTGATTTCTTCTTTTAACTTATCTATTTCTTGTTCTTTTTTAGTTGTTCTTGCACTAATTTGAGATATTTCACTCTTTTTTTGTTCTAACTGTTGTTCTTCCTCTTTAAGTTGTAAAACTAAGAGGATATTTGCGTTTGAATCTTTATCAATTTGTAACTTTTCTTCATATATTTGTTCCCATTCTTTATCTAGAGGCTTGATTAATTCTTTTCTCGCCTCAGTATCTCTTTTAATTTGCTGTTTAAGCTCGTCTGCTTGTATTGTTAAGTTATCTATCTCGTCTTGTACCACCTTTAAAGCAGTAGCACGGTAGGTTAGAAGGTTTGTTTCCTCTTTGGCACTGGTTTCCCTTAGTGCGTCAATTCTACGTGCTAATGCAAGGCCTTCGTCGATTTCTTTCTTTCGTTCAGCATTTTTTTGATTGATTATTGTGCTTTTCTGTAAAAGTTTCATTTTATTGTGTACCTAATTCTGGTATTTCATAGTCTTTAAAGATTTGATTTAAGTCTTGATTTTTTCCAACTACCTTTGTTCCTTTAAATGAAGCATCAGAATCTTTAGGCATATCTCTAACTATAATCTGAGCTTTTGGCAATGGTGTTAAACAAGCTTGTATGACATCTTTAAACTCTGCATCTTCGTCGTAAGTAGCAGGAATATATCCTCCTTTCTTAACTAACTCCTTGTATTTCTTTGACTGATGAAACCATGCTTGAGCATAATTTTTAGCAAATTGTTTTCTAATGTATTGAACATTTTCTGGTGGTTCATTTGCTATAACTAATGGAACTGTAGTTTTTCCTTTAAAGGTATATTCTTTGTTGTTCCATAATGTACTAAAGTCTGTGGTTTTATTTCCTTGTTTATTTATTCTTTCGAATAAACCAGGATTAGTGAAATAAAATACTCCGTCTTGATATAAACCTACTCCATAATTGTTTTCCATAATATATTAGACGATTTCAGGTACGCCAAGACCTATATTATTTTATAATTCTGACCTCGTCGCTATCCCCGTTAAGGGATAGAGCGAAGCCAGAAGGCTAACTACAATTGAACATTAATAAGCTGAGCCTTTGTATTTTCTCCTGCTACTGTAGCTGTACCAACTCTGTTACGAGTAGCTACTGCGTAAGTAACAACTGCACCTGCAACTGAGGAAGATGGCATAACATCTAGTCCTACTGCTGTAGCTGAGTCGTTTAAACAAGCAACTGCACCCTTACAGACTATAAATCCATAAGATAATACTGTTGCTGTTGATGCTGGGATAGGATATAAAGTAACACCAATTGTTGCTCCTGTTGAAGCTGTTGGAGAAATAACTACACCGTGTGTTGTGTAAGCTGTTCCATTCTTTGAGCCATAAGGATTCAATGTTAATGATACTTTAGAATCAGCTGAAGTAACTGCAACAGATAGAGGATCTTCTAAAGTCAATACTGTATTGCCTGAAGTTCCAGCTGCTGTGTTACTTGCAATTCTTAATGTTTGACCAATACCAGTACCTGCGGAAACTACTGCAAATCCACCAGCATATTGATTAGCTGTTGTTGCTGTACCTCCATTAGTTACTGTTAAAGTCTTTGAACCGATAGGATTAGCTGTTGCAAGTCCAATTACTGCCAATCCTGTGTGATTAGCTCCGATTGTTGCTGGAGCCTGTACTAGAATACCTGAAGCAAGTGCTGCTGCTCCGTTTTGTACTAATACAACTTCACGATAATCAGCTGTGTTGAAGCGCTGTCCAACTTGTGTAGCTAGAGACGCATCGTTTGAGGTAACTCCTCCATTGACTCCGAAGAGTGAGAAGGCTGCACCTTTAAAATCTGATATATAAGACATAATTTAATTCTAATTTAATTAATTTAATAATATTAAGCACCAAGAACTGCGACACCCGATGTGTTTGCTGTTGGTGTTGAAGAAGCTGTTATCCATACTCCTACGTTGTTTGCTGATGCTGCCATTTTTGCTCCAACTCCTGTAAATGTATTCTGATCAAAGATTAATTTACCTGTAATTGAAGTACTTGTGATTACATTAACTGTGTTTGTTACTGCTCCTGCTCCTGCGTTTACATAAGCTAAGAAACAAGTTCCTCTAAAGATGTTTGTGAAGTTTACACAATCACCTGTTCCTACTTGTAAATGAGCACAACCCGCTGTGGTTGTATTCATCTTGAAAGTACAGTTATTAAAGTAGTTATCCTTTGCTGGAATTGAAACACTTACTCCAAATAATACTGTGTGTTGTGCAGCTGTTCTCTGAACAGTATCTGATCCAAACTCACAATTATTAAATGTACAACTATCACTAGCAATTATTGCACTATACATATCTGTTTGATCTAATTGAACCAAAAGAGCTGATGCACAATTGTTGTACACATTTCCTTCTCCGCCCATATATATAGGTGAAAGATGTGTTGAAAGCGTGTTGTTACTAATAAACTTAATATTACTGAATGTGTTTCTATTTCCTGTAACCTTTACTCCATATAGATCTGTAGCTGTTGTAGTTACGTTCATTGTTAGCTTTGTACTTTGAGTTGTAGAAGCTCCATAATTTCCTGTACCGATAACATGAATACGACTCTTTGTCCAATCTATCATTGAAGCTAAGACATGAGATGCGTTTCCTGTTAATACAATAACATCGTTATTGTTTGTAACTACTGATGCGTATGCTTTGGCTAAAGTAGCAAATGCTGTTGAAGGTGTATTACCAACATTAGAATCGCTACCTGCGTCAGAATCAACATAAAAAGTATTTCCAAATTGGAATCCTAATCCACCACCTAAAATTTCTGATGGAAGTATTTTTGCTCCTTGTCTAAGTGCTGGTTGTGTTTCGTTAAATAACATATATTTAATTTATTTTAAGTTAATAATGACGACCTAAATTCCTGCGATACCTGTCAATACTCCATTACGGAATGGATTTGTACAGATAAGTTGACCACCCATAATCATAAAGCCATTTACTGCTCCTTGATTGTAAGCTTGTATCCAATTTGTCCATGTGAATGCCTTTCCTGCATTAGCTGAATTGTATTCATAAATATTTCCTTTAATATTTTCTGATTTCAAACTAACAGGAGTTCCTTTCCACCAATTCAAACCATAGAATTTTAAGTAATCTAAGTTCAAAAGATAGAAGTTACCAGTTGTGATTTTTTTATCACGGAAGATTGTAAGACCGTCCCATACTAGACCAACTCCTGACTTATATCCTGCTCCTGTTTTCATATTACTGAAATCGGAGTAAGTATTTCTCTGAAATGTCTGAAATAATTGTTCACAATAAGCCCAAGTTGTGTAATCTGTAAGAGCCATTGTTGGTTGAATTTTTCCATCTGTTCCAGAATTTGCCAACTGACGAATCTTCAAGAGTGAAATTGTTCCACCTGAAGCTGTAACAATTGCGTTTAATCCTGCATATGTTGCACGAGCCAATCCTCCATAGTTTGCAAGAGTAGTTCCATCGTCTACGATTCCTGCTAGACCCATAGGAGCTTTACCTCCAAATGTAGAACCATCTCCTTGTAAAAGATTACCAATGTCATCAGCTGCATCTTGTGCACGAGATTCCATCATAACTTTTGCAAGCTTGATTGTTTGTAATGGTGTTTCGTTAACTGAAAGATCTGATCCTGCTAGTGCTACGTTTGTAGCTACGAATGTAGGATAGAATGTCATGTTAACAGCTACTGGTTGCTGTGTTGTAGGAAGCTGGTCGAAGCCATTGAAAGCAACTGATGCTACTCCTTTTTGATATTTTAATGGAAATAGCATTTGTGAGCCGTCCCATTTCTTTGTATTTCCTAATACTTCTCCAAAAAAGAAGTTATCTTTTAGGATTTGATCAACCCAAGCTGGTGCTAAGTATTGATTCGTTGTTGTTGTTATATTAATGTTTGGTTGCATAATAATAATGTTAAACTAATAATTATTTAAGACTTGATATGTACTCTTCAGCAGCCTCCCAACCTACTTTTGTTTGATTAGCTGGCTGAGCTTCTGCACTACGAGCCATACCTCTATTTGCTAGCTCCTTTGCACGAGATGGAACTGTAGTAGCTTTTTTCATTTCACTGAATGTTTCCCAAGCGGAATTCATATCAGGATAATTTACTATATCTCCATTGTTGTCCTTAGGTGCTATCTTTTCTACAAAAGAAACAAATTCTTGACGAGTCTTTTTGGCAATAGGATTGTTTGAAGTTATATCTACACTGAAAATTTCTTCAATGTTGTCGAATGCAGTTTCAAGTTCAATTTCAGCATCTCTATCAGCTTTATCTGCTTGATTCTGTCTTGATTCTAACTCAGCTATTGCTTCCGCTTTAGCTCTTTCTGTCCCTTTGTCTAAGATATTTTTAAATTCTTTAACCATTGATAGTTTTTCAGGCGTATCATTACCGATTAAACGAACTAAAACATCTGTTACTTCATCTTTTTCTGGTTCCTTTGTAATTACTTCTGGTTTAAAAGAGTTTTTAATTCTTTCTTCCATTTCTCTTTCTCTTTTTTCAAGATACTTTTGTATTTTAGGATCTTTATTAAAAGGTAAAGGTTTATCGTCTTCGTCTTTTGGTATTTCAGGAATTTCTTCCTTAGCTTCAAAAGGTTCTTCTTTAGGTATTTCGAAAGCATTCTTTTCATTATGACCTTCTAATCCACCTAAGAATTCTTCTACTGCACTTTTATTTTTATCCATATATATTGCAAGTTGTTTCAGGCACAATCAGGAAAGCCTATGGTTATAATAATTTACACAGGAGCTTTATTTTACGTCCACAGCTCCGAGAGAACGGACCTATTATTATTCGTTATATTCTCCAGCCTTAGCTTTACGAGACATTTCTTCCATTTTGACATCTTTTGCTTTCATAACCTTAACTGTTGGTTCCATTACCTTACTTGCAACTTTAGTTAAAGCAGATTTAATGCCACTACCTACCATTTTAAATGGTGATGGTGCTCCTTTATTTGCTAATGCTTTTGCTTTTGAATTCATTATATTTTTTTAATTGCTTTTAAATCTTTTTCTTGTTCCTTTGCTTCTTTTTTTAAGCCGACCTTTTTAAGTTTAGGAACTAAACGCTTATGTTCTGCTAATGCCTTTGACTTTGGCATTTCGTATTCTTTTTCCTCTTTTGCTTTCTTTAATGCTTTGCTACAATGTTTCATTTTATTGTGGTGGGTTATTAATAGGAACGTTATTAAGTGCTGCTGATGCTGGTTCGCCTCCTGTTCCCGTATCAGGTGGTGCTACATTTTGTTGATTCATATCTGGTGGATTGTCTCCTGGATTAATTCCTTCCACTATTGGTGCTGCACTTTCAGGAAAGTAAGTCTGCATATAAAGTTGTGGATTTAATCTAAACATTGTAACCATTTTAGCTGTCTCCATAGGATCAGGATAGTTTAGTTTCTTAAATAGATTGATTGGATCTAGCCAACCTTTGTTAGCTAAGTCTGTTGCTTGGTTTATTTCTGTTAGCTCGTCTTTGGGTTGCATTGAGTTAGGACTTACTGAAACAACAAACTTCCTTTGTTCACCAACCATTGTAAGTTTTACATATTCTACAGCTCTACCAGTACCCATGATGGCTGCGTAATGTGCTTCATCATAGAATACATAGTAAAGTTGTAGCCACCAATTAAAGACATTGTCAGCCACTTGCTCTAAGGCGTCGCCTATACCACCTCCGATTCGTGATGTGTCGTGTGATTGGTTTAATATCATTCCTCTAGCTGTTGTATTCTCATCTGGCTTCTGCGCTGTCATTCCTTGTGTGCCATAAATACCTCTAAGAGTATCTTTATCTATGTTTTGTGAATCTAATATTCCAGCTGGTAATGGATTAGCTGGTAGTCTTTTAATAGCTGCGTCTATATTACCACCTGCAAGAATTGGATCTCCTTTTTCAAGAGCATTAGCTGCTTGATGGGCTGTCTCAGCTGTAAAGGATACATCAGAAACTACAATAGCATTATTACCGTGTCCTAAATTCTTTTCTATTTGGAAATCTCTAACTGATATTCTGTCTTGATTAGCTATGTTCTGTTCAATTAAGTTTGTGAAGTCGTGTGGTGCTTCTTGCATTGAATACACTGAAAGGAATGTATAAGGCATTTTAGGTAATGCAAAATGGTTTGGCTTTTCATTGCCATAATTAAAGAATTCATTCTTATGCTTATCTAGTATTTGTTCTTTGTATGTAACAAAGCAATACTTGTCATTCCACCATTCTGTTCTTATTACTTGTGTGCCTAGAGGCATATCTAGTTTAAATTCAACTAAAGGAAACATATCTTTAAGCTCTTGTGCTGTTGATTGTATTCTTTCACCAAGGAATGCTCCTTTAAAGTCTCCATATTCATCTACATAACCATCAGGATCAAGTAAGAAGTTTTTAGGCTTTCTTAGTTCGGTTGTTATGTCTTTTGTTTCTTCATTCCAACCGTGCTTCATTATCCCTGTAAAGTAAACAGACCAATGCCATACCATAACGCCTAGTTTCTTTCTTAAACATAATATATCAGCATGAAATTGAAGCATTGTCTTTATGTCTTGTGATGCTTCTTTTCCTTCTGGTGTGTTATCACTCCATACTACTGGTTCTGGATTCTTTGCTAGTGCTTGTGGAACAAATGTTGAAGTTGCTTCAAATAGTAAGTTAGATGCGATTGTTTTATTAGTTACTGATCCAGTTGCTGTCTTTTGTGTTCCAAATAGATAAGACTTATTTTGTGATTGTCTTGGTTTTAGTTTTCCTTCATAGGGTGCATATTTTGCTTCCCAACCTTTCTTTAGTTTAATAAGTTCTTCGTCTGACATATCAAGGTCTAAGTCATCAATAGTAGCACTTGTTATGCCTTCTTGATCTTTAGGATTATCTCCTAGCTTATTTATATCAGAGTCTATTAGATCTGATACGCCTTGTATATTTAAGCCAAATGGGTCTAATGGGTCCATAATTAAAAAAGACAGCACCCTTGTGAGGTACCGTCCTGTTGGTCAGGTGAGGTTTATAATACTTGTATTATAGCATCTTTAGCTAAAAAGTCCTAATTTTATGTGATTATTGTAGTTAAGTCAGTAATTCTATAGTTCTTTTCAATTTTAATATTGCTTATCTTCTTTTGTCCATCAAAATCTATTGTTAGTTTCCCATAAGCTATATCAAAAGCACCTAACTCTTTCATTGCTTGCATAAGAGCCCAGATACGAAGATCCTCTCCTTGTAAGATTATTGTTGTCTTCATAGATATTCAGTGCTATCTATAATCTGTCCTTTTGGTATATCTTGTAAGGCAGATCCTTTGTGAATAATAGTTGCCAAGTCCATAGCAAATCTATCTAAGCCTATTCTTGCATAACATGTAGCAAGAGCCCAATGGTCAGGACCTTTTCTTTTATAGACATATCGCCAGTTATATTGAGGATCGCCTTCTTCGCCTTGCATTTCTCTTGTCCTGTATATATTAAGCCAATGATCGAAGTAAGGTTGCCAATCTTCTCTAGTTCCCCATATAGGAAATCTTTGCTCTTTTATTTCATCTATGACTAATTGAATAAGACGATTTCTATCAGCAAGAACTTTTCCTTCTTCGTCATTGTTGCCCCATCTTATGATTTGCTGTGTCTTTGTTTCTTTAGTAAACCAGCATAAGAATACACGCCCTCTGTATTTGTTTTGTAGTTTTCTAATACCAATAAGATCGCCACCTTGATCTGATATCATGATAGCTCTAGGAAAGCGGATCATTAACTTATCTAGTTCATCATATGGGTCATAACCTAAAACTGGGTTCTCAGCTATGGACTTACAGTATCCGTGGTAGAATATACCATCCTTGTTTGCAAGCGTGTAGTGAATGTTGTGCCCAGTATCAACACCTATTATGATTCGTCCGTCTTGGCTATTTTGTTTGTTTATTAAATTGCTTTCCAGTATTGCTTGTGAAAGCATATCATTTGTATTTATATATGGAAGACCAGCAACAAAGTTATGAAAGTATTCTTTGCTCTTTGTCCTTTTATATTCAGCTATTCTAGCAGCTGATGTTAATGGACTAATCCATAATGGAATCCAATAGCCAGACCATTTACCATCTTTAGTAGCAGCCCATTCTCCCATTCGTCTATTCTCGTCTGTTATTTCTAGTTTACATTTTGGACATCTAAATATCTCAGCTTCATAATCAATACAAGATTCATCAAGGACATAAATGTTTCCACAATTGTTATGTTTAATATGCCATTTCTTTTGGTCGCTCATTTGCCAAAACTTATCAACTCCAAAGTCTGGAATAGTAGGATTACTAAATACCCATTTGTATCCGTGTTTACTATGTTGTAAACGAGAGTCATATATTTCTAATATCTCTTGCGGTGCTTTATCGTATTCATCAGCAACAAGCATATCTAAGGACAGCATAATTGCTGATCTATCTGTCATAGCTCCTAAATAAAATATATAGTTCTCTCCAATTTGTTTCTGTGATATAGAGTCTTTATCTTTAAACCATTTTTCTATAATAGGATTTTGTTGTGCTATTCTATTTACCTTTGAACCAACGAACTTCTGAACCATTTCAACTGTTGGTAAAATATATCCTATGTCTATTCTTCTATATCTAGATAGATGTATTGTTTTAAATATAGCACAAGTAGAAAAACCAATTTGTCCAGCTTTAATACAACAAAGAAAAGGACTTTCGTCGCTATAAATATCTATTAAGTATCTATGTGTATGGAAGTCTAATTCTTTTCCTGTTTCTGTTTTTATTTTATTTTCTGTAATCCAAGCTAATATACTTAAGTGTTCTATATCTTTTAAATTTGTTGTTTCTTGAACCATTCGTTAAATAATTGTGCTTTAGCTAATTGATCTGGTGTTTGTTCTTGATTTAGATTTATATTAATAGATTGTTCAATAGGTTTAAATCCAGCACGATCTAAAATATCTTTTGAAGCTCCTAGTCTAACATTTTCTGCTTGAGCATTTTGTGACAGAGAAAATATCATAGATTCTGCCGC